TACTGGAAAGACTTTCTTCTCTCTCGCTGTGGTTAAGAATTTTCTTGATAATAACCCCGATGGTTGTTGCCTCTACTTTGATACTGAAGCCGCTATTACCAAATCCTTATTAGAGTCGCGTGGAATTGATACTTCTCGTCTTGTGGTTGTCAATGTTGTTACTGTTGAGGAGTTTCGTGGAAAGGCACTCAAGGCAGTAGATATATACCTAAAAAAACCTGTAGAAGAGCGTAAACCTTGCATGTTTGTGCTGGACTCTTTGGGAATGCTTTCTACTGATAAGGAAATTACTGATGCACTAAATGATAAGCAAGTTCGTGATATGACTAAATCACAACTTGTTAAAGGTGCTTTTCGTATGCTCACTCTTAAGTTGGGGAAAGCAAAAATTCCGATGATTGTAACTAACCATACCTACGATGTCATCGGTGCTTATGTTCCTACTAAGGAAATGGGTGGTGGTAGCGGTCTTAAGTACGCGGCATCTTCAATCATTTATCTCAGCAAAAAGAAAGAAAAAGATGGGACAGAAGTAGTCGGTAACATCATTAAAGCTAAGACTGCTAAATCGCGTTTGAGTAAGGAGAATAAGGATGTTGAAGTCCGTTTATTTTATGATGAGCGTGGTCTTGATCGTTACTACGGACTTCTAGAACTTGGTGAACTTGGTGGAATGTGGAAAAACGTAGCAGGACGATATGAAATGGATGGTAAAAAAATCTATGCAAAACAAATTCTAGCAAATCCAGAAGAATACTTTACTGAAGAAGTAATGGAAAAACTGGATGTGATTGCTAAAGGCGAATTCTCTTATGGATGAACTTCAAGATTTTATTCATATCTATGAAAATGCTCTTGAACCTGATATATGTAATTTTTTAATTAGTTTATTTGATCAGGTTCCCGATAAACATGAGCGTTATGATAATGATGGAAAACCTAATTTTACTCAATTTAATTTTACAGAAAATCGTGAACTAGCACCAGAAGTTAATCAAGTTCATAATCATATTATCAAAAAGATTTTTGAATATCGTGATAAGTATTATGAGTTTGTGGATAAGCGAGTATTTCCAGAAGAACACGCTCTAGAACAATTTCGTATTAAAAAATACGAACCAAATGGTGTTGATCAGTTTGATACTCACGTAGATGTGGTAGACTATGTATCTGCCCGTAGATTTTTATCTTTTATGTGGTATTTAAATGGCGTTGAGAGTGGTGGTCAAACTATTTTCAAGGATGTCCAAATTCAACCAAAACAGGGAACTTTAATTATGTTTCCTCCACTTTGGATGTTCCCTCATAAGGGAGAACCTCCTATCAGTGGTCCAAAGTATATTATGAGTGCCTATTTGCATTATAAGTAATGGAACGACTTGAACTTACAATTTTAAGAAACCTGATATTCAATGAAGATTACTCCAGAAAAGTCATACCTTTTATACAACCAGATTATTTTGAGCAAAGATCCGAAAAGGTCGTATTTGAGGAAATTGTTAAGTTCATTGTTAAATATGGATCAGCAATTACAACAGAAGCACTTGCGATTGAGATAGAAAATCGCACAGATCTTAATGAGAGTGAAATTAAGGGTATTCGAGATTTAAATTCCAAGTTTCATGATGGTGTTGTAGATAAGCAATGGATTCTTGACACCACAGAAAAGTGGTGTCGTGATCGAGCAATTTATCTTGCTCTTATGGAATCAATTCATATTGCCGATGGTAATGATGGAAAGAAGAATAGGGATGCAATTCCCAGTATTCTTTCAGATGCTCTAGCAGTATCTTTTGATAATAATATTGGACACGACTATCTTCAGAATTATGAGGAACGCTATGAATTTTATCACCGAAAAGAAGATAAGATCGAATTTGATCTGGAATATTTCAACAAAATCACAAAAGGTGGTCTCCCTAATAAGACTCTCAATATTGCTCTCGCTGGTACGGGAGTCGGCAAATCCCTCTTCATGTGTCATGTTGCTAGCTCCGCGTTGTTACAAGGCAGGAACGTACTCTACATCACTCTTGAAATGGCAGAAGAGCGAATTGCAGAACGAATTGATGCAAATCTTCTCAATGTCCCGATTCAGCAACTGGTTGATCTCCCACGTTCGGCATTTGAAAATAAAGTAAATAATATTGCAAAGAAGACACAAGGTTCTTTGGTAATCAAAGAATACCCAACTGCTTCTGCACATTCTGGTCATTTCAAGGCACTTCTCAATGAACTTGCTCTTAAGAAATCATTTCGACCTGATATTATTTTTATTGACTACCTTAATATTTGTGCTTCCTCTAGGCACAAGGCAAATAGTTCTGTCAATTCTTATTCGTATATCAAGTCAATTGCAGAAGAACTTCGCGGTTTGGCAGTGGAATTCAATGTTCCCATTGTCTCTGCTACCCAGACTACCCGCAGTGGTTATGGCAATTCTGATGTTGAACTTACTGATACTAGTGAGTCCTTTGGTCTCCCTGCTACTGCTGATCTTATGTTTGCCCTTATTAGCACTGAAGAGTTGGAGGGGTTGGGACAGATTATGGTAAAACAATTGAAGAATCGTTATAATGACCCCACTATCTACAAGCGTTTTATTGTGGGTATTGACCGTGCTAAAATGAGATTGTACGATTGTGAACAGTCTGCACAAAAGGACATACTTGACTCCGGAAACGAAGATGAGTATAATGATAGTGAAGACAAAAAACCTAAAAAATCATTCGAAGGATTTAAATTTTAATGGAAAACGCAAAACACGTTAATTTTGATAAGTACGCTGAGTTTGTGGATGTAGTCACTTCTGACGCATCTAAAGATTTTCTTGCCCTCTCTGATCGTCTGGTTCAATTGGATGAAAAGGGTGCAAATATTGAACGACTCCTTACCGCTGGTGTTGGAATCAATGCCGAAGGTGGGGAATTCCTTGAGATCGTTAAAAAAATGATCTTTCAAGGCAAACCTTATAATGAGGACAACCGTGAGCACCTGATTATTGAACTGGGTGATATTATGTGGTATGTTGCTCAGGCATGTATTGCACTTGATACCACTCTTGATGATGTTGTTGCTCGTAATGTGCAGAAACTTCTCAAGCGTTATCCTGAAGGTGCCTTTGATGTTTACTTCTCCGAAAACCGTGCTGCCGATGATCGATAATAAATATTTTAAAAAATGTCTTTGATTGGCAAAAGAAAAGGAAGACCAACTACTAAAATTCAGTTTGACGCAATTCTCAAAAGATTCACTGTCTTCTTAAAAAGAGAGTTGCGTCTCACTTATGACATTCCAGTAATTTTAATAGATGATACTGACTTTGCAAAAAGAATTGCAGCATTTGGAGAAATCTCAAAGGATAATATTATTCATTTGAGTATTATTAATCGCCATCCAATGGACATTTTAAGAACACTTGCACATGAATTTATTCATTACAAGCAGCATATGGAGAAAGGTCTAGACCGCAAAAGTTCTCACGCCGGTAGTCCAACTGAAAATCAAGCAAATGCTAAGGCAGGTGAGATTATGAGAAAATATGGTACTTTGCATCCAGAACTATTTGACCTTATGCCACTTCGGTGATATAATGGTTTTACTGGGGAATTAGTTAAACGGTATAACGGGTGCTTTGCAAGCACTTATTAGCAGTTCGATTCTGCTATTCTCCACTTATTAAAAAAAATAAATATATATTAGAATAATTGCTATAAAGACTGTTTATAACAGTAAAAGTAAAGGATGAAAAATTTTAATCAATTTCTTAGGGAGGCAACCTCCGCTTCAGTTCAGGCAAAACGTCTTGGACTGGTTGGCGATGGACACGGGGGGTGGTATAATAGGGCCACTGGCGAATTTGAAGCAAAAACAGTGGGTGGACAACTCAAGTATTTCAACAAAAGGCAAATCATTGGTGGGAAGGACCCTAAGCAGGGTGAATTTGAAAAGGATATTCCTTTGGGATCTTCAGCATCTACATCTGCTGCGACTCCTCCTCCTCAAGAGGAAATTCCTCAGCAGACTGTGGATCAACAATCAGCATCTGAAGAAATTCCAGCGGTGACACCACCACCTGTGCCCAAAACTAAAGGAACTTTGACAATTGTATTTGGAAGATTTAATCCTCCAACTATTGGGCATCAACAATTGATGGATACTGCTGCAATGGCGGCAATGGAGGAAAGTGGTGATTATATTATTGTACCCTCGCGCAGTCAGGATAAAAAGAAAAACCCACTAGATCCTGATACTAAAATCTCATTTATGAGAAAAATGTTTCCAGATCATAGCGAAAGAATTGTAAACGATGTAAATTTTAAAACTATTTTTGATGTTCTTAAAAAAGCACATAATGATGGATATGCCAATGTCAGAATTGTGGGTGGTTCTGATAGGGTTAAAGAAT